ACCCTCCGCTTGAGCTGCAAGCTCTACGGATTCAGAAACAAAACGCCTGATAGCATCTACTGCAAATGAGGCACCAATCACGCCACCTAAAGCACCAAAACCACCGCTCATTTTCTTCAAGCTGTGGTCTATGTTTCCCATGGCACTGCGGAACTGCTTGAGATCCGCACCAATCTTAAAATCTATGTCTTGCTTACTCATTTACCAAACACCTTTTCTATTCCTTTCTGCACCTCATCAAAGGTTGCTGCCTTATGCACTTTCTTCCTTCCATCCCAAGGGAACACAGCCAAATCTTTAGGGCTTATATTCCGCTTTGTATGTGGTGCAACATTTACCGCTGCTTGCCACCTGGTAGTCTCCCAAAGCAACTCAGTATGGTACTGAAGGTGCTTGTGGAAGCCTTCTCTTTTGTTTTGGAATTGGCGTGGTGTCATATTATAAAACTCCTCCACACTCATTCCCATCTCACCCAAACCTATAGCTTCCAGTGTATCCCATGTATAGGGTTCAGAGGCTTGGGTGCTTACTTTTTTTCCTCGCTGTTCGGCTTTACAAAGGATGCAATAAATAGCTCCATGCATTGAGTGATAATCGTGTTGTCCTCATCCATCATATCAGCTACATCCTCAATGGTTAGGTCAAACTCTATCTTCTCCACTCTTGCCCCATCTTTTAGGCCAGCCCATACTAGGTTCATGGCGTGGTCAAGGCTCATGCTTTGTGCTATCTTCTCAATGTCTTGCAGTTCAATACCACTCTCCTTGCAAAATATCCTCAGTGCATTAAAGCCATACTTTACTGGGTATAGCTTCTCTCCTACTTTTATTTGTTGTGTGTCCATTGTTGTTTTTTAATAAGGGAGAGCATCAATGATGCCCTCCCGAATGATTATGATTGAGTACCTTGAGTCAATGTTGAGGTACCTTGGAAGCTAAAGCTAAATGTAGCGTTATCTTCTACCCCAGCATCCGTTGAGAACTCAGTGAAGTACCCAGTACCACTGTAGTATTTCTCATCCGTTGCTTCTGATCCAAACTCAATGTAGATAACCGTGCGGCTGCTCAAATGACCATAGATGTCATCCGGTGTAGCCTTCCCAGTATTGTTATATACTACCAAACCTTCTCCTGACAAAGTCCAAGACTTTTGTCCTTCCAATACTTCCATCCATCCGGCACTATCCTTAGTGCTCGCATCTCTAGTTGCCATTGTTACACTTAGTGAGGCGTTGGTCATCTTACCAACAGTCTCATAAGTTGCTCCATCCGTACCAATGCGGACTACCACATCGGTGCTATTCATTACTGATGTACTTGCTGCCATCTCTTTTCAATTTTATGATTTCACTATTCTAAACACTAAATCAACTGATACTGCGTATGTCTCCTCATCCACATTGAACACCTCGGTGAGGTTGTCAAAGCCGCATGATTGAACATTCACGCTCTCAATTGTTTCCTTCATCCGCACAAATGTTGTGCGTATATCTTCTACTGCCGTTTGCAATTGGCTGTATGTCTCTCCTACAAGATTCAGCTCCACATTCACTATATCAATGTGGCTGTCTGCATCTTTTGAGCCTTCAGGTCTTATGCTTGTGGTGTCATAAACACAAAAAGGCCGTTCTCCACTTTGAGCACCAACCAACGGATAGACACGCCCAGCAAACACATCGTTTAAGGGACTATAATTGTCAAACTTATATTTGATCACTTTGCCTATCATTTCAAGCCTATTCTCTGCCCAAATTTGAGCTTTTTAATCTCTTTACTGGTTTCAGTTTTAAACACTCGTACAAACTTAACTTTTACTTTAGTCTTTGCGGCACCCATTGCCTTTTGTGCAAAACCAAAGTTTTTGCCTCTATAGCGGTCTTTTCCCCACCAAGGCCTCAACCAACCAAAGTTAACCATACCAGCATACCAACCACCTTTGTCTTTCTCACCATAAACCTTGCCCGATCTTCTAGGGCCTACGCTCATGCCTACAACATTTACACTTTGCAAAGACTTTGGTGTCTTAATGGCTACACTCTTGCGCAATTGGCCAGGGATAATCTCAGTGTATATCTTACCATCTCGGTAAACTTTAAACACGCTATCCGAATCCTTTATATTGCGTTGATAAGAATCAACCATTGGAGGTAGAGCTTTCTTCCCAACCTTCTTGATGATTCTCTTCTTGAGTCTATCATCAAGCTTCTTGAGCTTCTTCATTGTCTCCTCTACACCTTCAAGCTTTACTTTTACTTTCTCCATTACTGCGCATCAGACCATAAACATACAAGCTTCAAGAATGCCTTTCTAGCATCTGCCGTTTGTATGGTTTGGATCTTGTATATGTTGCTGTTGTACAAAATACGCATCTGCTCATCAACATCCGTGCGGTACCTGATAATAAACTCCACCTTTTTAGTGGAGGCTATCATATCACCCTCTTCACCCTCACTTCCTATCTTCTCCTTCACATTGGCCCATACATAGGCAAGGTCACGATAAGTTTTCACCTCCTGGCCAAATGTGTCAGTAGATTCCGTAAAATTCCTCAGTAGGATTCTCCGGTCTAGTTGTCCAGCTTGGTCAATCATTAGAACGTGAAGATTCGGAATGGATTGAATAGATACTCGGATGCCGTTGGCAATTGTTTCACTCGGTCATCTCTCTTATCATAGAGGTCACTAATGATAAGCAACATCCCTTGCTTCAATGGCGTAGGTATGCTGCTCACATCCGTACCAACGGTGTAACGCACTATAACTTGGTTGATGATTCCGTTAGTTGCAAACCATCCGGCTGTGCTTGCAATTCGTGCTGGCTCGCTGATTAGATCAGCAACATACGCATCAGAGCTTACGGTCACTTCTGAACCTATCTCATCAACATACTTCACGCTTGCAATGCTTGCCACTGGGCCACGGCTTAGATAGATGATGTCTTTTGATTCAGGATTCTTGTAATTAGGGAACCCATCAAAATACTCATCTATTACTGTAGTTACTAGAATCCTACGGCAGTAAGATTCACACATCTCCCTGGCAGCAGATATGAGTGCGCTGATGAGTGTATCATCATCACTACCATCAACTCTCAAGAAGTTCTTTGCCTCAGTTAAAGTGATTGGCTCACTTGCCGCTGGTGTAACTACTGAATATGCCATTACCTAGATTCTTTGCTTTTTGGTTTTGCAACGCTCTTCTTTGCACGCTTCTTTGGTGGCTCTGCGACTGCATCACAAAAGCCAGCGTTCAAAAACTCTTTTGCTCTATCGTTGGGAAGTTCCACCTCCGCACCTTTGCGGAAGCGGAACCCTGAACCAACAATAGTCTTTTTAAAGACTACCTTTATCATGCTTATGCTTGAATCAAGTGCTTAACTGCTGCGCTGTTCAAGACTTTAGAGTCAGAACGCTTGTAAGCAACAAAACCTACTTCTAATTCATCAGCAAAACGCTCGTTTAAGCGTAGCATCTGAACACCACCAGCATTACGAACAACGTACTTGCTGAAGTCAGCAGCAATCATTGTTTTTGTAGCTGTAGCAATAGAGCTTTGCATATCGTTATTCACATATACTGGAATACCAAAGATGCGGTCAGGCTGCCCAACTTCCATTGAAGGAATAAAGATTGGGAAGTCATTAGTAGCACCTACACCTAAAGCACGAACCGCAGCAATGATGTTATCATGTGCCATCAATCCAAAGCTTGCTTTGTTACGGTAAGAAGCATCTACTGAGTAGATAAGATCTAGTACATCATCAGCAGTGATTGCAGCAGCACCAGCAGCAGTGTTACCCAAGCTAGAGCCAGTCACAATACCTTGTGGCTGAGATGATCCAGTACCAGTAGTGAATGCAGCGTTAGTAGCACGAGCAATACGCTCACCCATAGCCTCTACTAAGAAGCTGTTCAAGTCAAACGCTGAATCTTGCAACAATTGCTGAGATACTTTAACCAAAGAGCTGTAGTTGTAAGCAGATAACTGAGCGTTAGCAAAAGTCATATCTTGTACAGTCACAGCAGAACCTTCACCTACAAGGTTTGCATCAGTAGCAGTATCATCAACCGTTGGGTAGTCCAACAAACCGCCTGAAGCAGTGTTCAACTTCTTAGCCAAACGCTCAACTTCACCAGTGAACAAAGTAGCTACATCAAGCTCATTGCTGAACTCTT